TTTTATTAATATTTAATTAAGTAGTATTTTATTAATAAAGTAGTTATATATTTGCACTCAGATAACAACAAATAAATAACACTATGAAAACTTTTTTATCAAAACAAAAACACCAAATCACATTTATACCTCTCTTTGCGTAAAATCTTAACACTCGGTTTATCCTGGTTTTTGCACTTTGTTTCGCTGTCATTTATTAAAATTTTAAAGCGATTGAGTTTTTGCGAGGTGTAGTTCCCACTTTAGGAACATCGTTACCATACGCATCGATAATCGGTTGTTTTTGTGCTAACTTTAAAAGCTCAACCCTTGCATCCAAATCCGCTTTGAGTTGGCAGTAAATCGGATCGTCTGAATAGTCAATTGTATTTCCTCCGTTTGTCGGTGTAAATTCAACCCCGTAACAGCTATATTTTTCCTCTGGTAAATGTTTTCTCATTTCGCTATCGGCTGAATTAATAACCTCTTTTAATCGGCAGATATTAGCCATAAAATGATGCTTATCAACTTCTCCGCTTTCGATTACATTGTCAACCATTCGCTTTCCGGTTAAGATTGCATCTTTTTTCGTAAACGTTGGCTCGTACATTGTAAGCACTGCCTCTGAATTTTCTAAAAATAAACTTGAACTCGCTCCCATTTTAATTAATTTAAATTATCTTCTAAAACTATTGTTAATGTTTCATAATCTACTATTTGACAGTTAAAATCCCTATCTATTTCTGGAATATTATTCCAATAATTCCAAGCGTCTTCAATTGAATTAAAACTATCTATATAATCCTCAAATCCACCACAAGGATAATAATCTTTAAATGTAAATAATAAGTATTTTTTCATAATTAATTAATTTTTAAATAAGCGTTGCACATTTTTTCATTATTTGAATAGTGGATTGATTGTACTATTTTACGCATCCATTTATCGAATTTTTTGATTTCTTTTAATTTTGTTTTGTTTTCCATTTTTGTGTGATTTGATTTATTGATTGTTTGATTTCTGTTTCTGCTTCAATTGGTATTAAATCCTGTAGCTTTTTTGTAATTGTACCGGCTTTATATTTTGCTTTCCTTCCAGCGTTTCTATCGTTACTCATATTTTAAAAATAGGCTATCAAGTTCTACAATTCCAAAACCAATTTTACAAAAGTTACAAATTTGAAAAGCTGTATTAACATTTAAATCTGTAAAATGAAAATGCTTTGATAATTCATCTTTTATATTAGCAATTAAATAAGGAAATTTTATATAATCTTCTTCTATTAATTCTAAGTACTCCGGTTTTAATCTTTCTAATAAATTTTTCATAATTATCGTAAAAATTGAGTTAAAAAATATATAGCAGCGATTGCTATAAATGTAATCTGGTGTTTTTGTTTTGATAAAAAAGTTTTCATAGTGTTTTTATTTGTTGTTATCTGAGTGCAAATATATAACTACTTTATTAATAAAATACTACTTAATTAAATATTAACAAAATATTAACATATCCGTTATTATACGCAAAAAGATATAAATTGATTTATTTAACGCACATTATATGCAATCAGGTATAATTTTCCACTAAAACGCTATTTTATATGCGAAATGATATAAATTTTCTAATAAGGAATAAAATAATAATCAAAAGCCATAACCACCAAAGCGATGTTATTATACTTTCTTTGCGTTCTACTTGTTTAACATCTATTTGAGTGCGTTTTTCGGCCTTAATATTTGTTTTAGTACTTCTTTGTACTATTTCATTTTTTAGTGTCTTATTTCGGCTCGTTTCGTGTTTGTGTTTTATCCTTGCATTTAGGTAGGAAGTCTTTTTTCCTTGAGAATCTATAATAACAAGCATTTTCAAAGTGTCAACTGGTGTAATTTCAAATTCATTAGTAATTATTTCAGTATTTGAATCCGTTTTTATAGCAACTTTTACGGAATCTACTATTGTAATTTCGCTTTTTTCTTTGGTTTCGGTATTGCTTTTGTTTACTTTACGTGATCCGCAACCAACTAATAATAATAATATCAATAAATATCTCATAATTTGATTAAAATATATGTGTAATTCGTGCAATTTGTCCGTTAATTTTGCAATGTAGGAACGCTTCTACCGCTTTCGGTGCGTGTTGGTAGCCATTGCGATGGTGCCAACTGTCTGTTCCGCTTGGACTTCTAAGGCTTTCGATTGTAATTCCAGCATAATCTTTGCTTGTTTTGTGGTGTACGTGGTGCGTATAGATATAACGATGCTTTGTTTGACTCCATTCAACAGGAAATTCAACAGCCATTAACAAAGGCAAGTCCATTTGCTTAGCTCCATCTCCGTGAGTAGTTCCAATTAGATTATTATAATAATGAAATCCTTTTCGGTGTGCAATAGTTGTATCAAATGTAATATTTTCGCAGTTTTTAAAGTAGGTTTCAATTACTTGAGCTAAAAAGAAACCATTTGTATAATCGTGATTACTTGGATTAAATGTAAAATGAACATCGGCAACCCCTAAAAGCAATTCCAAAACGTCAACATATAACTTTTTAGCAATTAAAAAATTCGTGTGCCACATTCCATCAGTATCCTGAGGTGTTCCGCTTGTAGTTGTACGCAAAGGACTATCAATATGTAAAATATCGTTACCTCCTATGAATAAAATCTTATCAATATTAAATGAACTTACCTTTTGTAGTATTGCTTTGACTCCTTCGAGTACTCTTTGTACCGCTATTTGATTATTATAAGCTTCTCCGCTTTCAAAAGCGGTGCAAAGCTTCCCGATATGAATATCTGCCGGATCAATAACTAATAAAAACGAATCTTTATTTTCAATTCGTTCTAATTTGTGGAACTTTGGAGAGTATTGCTGAAGGTCTTTAATTAAAGTTTTTGTTAAATCAGAAAATTCCTTTTCTTCTGGCTTTATAAATAAAGGATTTGTTACTCTTATGCTTTCGGTTTTCGTTTTTAACCACATCATAGGAGCGGTTGTTGGATCAACTCCTAAATTTTCACAAGCATCTAAAACACCCTGATTATTTCTTATTTTACCAATATATTTTCTCAAACTATCTAATTGCAACTTATCGCCATTCGGAATTATTGACTTTGCAATCAATGTATTGTTTGGCTCTGCTAATGCTTTTAAAATAATGTTTGTGTAATCACTCCATTGGTTATAAGCCATATATTTTTATTTAAGTAAAATAATTAACAGCTTCTTTATGCCGCCTTTTTGTTAATCCTGTAACCTCTTTTTTATTTACTTTATTCCATCTGCAAAACTCATTGAAAATAGTTTCATCATTTGGGTTTGCATTTACTTTCTTTAATAAAGTACTATTCATAAAACTAGACATTCCAATATTATATGCCAAAGATACTAAACTATTCAACATATTTTGAGAAATTTCTTTTTTAACACATTTGGAAACTCCAATAGCAAATTTATCAGCTATGCTTTTAAACATTTCAAACGCTTGAGCTTTGGTAATTGGATCGTCTAATAATGTTACTTTTTTACCATTTGGAGCTGGATAGTAAGTGTTACCGTAACCAATCGTGGCTAATTTAGCTGGACACAAATAAGGCTTAAGACTCAAACCCTCGAACTCACAAATTAACAAGTAACCGCTGTTATTTAGTTTCATCTGTTTTATTTTTTTCAAGTAAATACCACCTTCTCGCAGTGTAACCTGTAGCAATTATAAATGCTACTATTTTCATAAATATATCAACATCCGCAAACGTAAATGCAAAATAACTCCCTGTCAAAACAGACTGTTTAAAATCTAAAATCTTGTTAATCATTTTCTTAATCGTTCTACTATATTTGTAATTCCTTCAATACCTATGTAAGCAGTTGCAATTATTACCCAATCACTTGAGGTTAATTGACCGCTAAATAAACCTCCGCAAGCTACCATAAAAACAAGTAACTTGCGAGAAATCCATTTACTTAATATAATATCAAATTGCTCCTTGCTCATTATGATACTATGTATCCCATTTGCTCAAAAGCTAATTTAGAATACAATTCCGCACTTGCTAAATCTTGCATTTGTGTAGGCTCTAATTCAACTGAAAATGCTCCTTGTTGAACATCGGTAAAGATTGCACCCGCACCATCGTCAAACGCTGTTTTACTTGCGTAAGTAGTTGCAGCTATTTCTAACGTTATTCCGTTTGCTCTTGCAGCGAACTCAACACGAACATACACGCTTGGTAATTCAATTTCTGTACCTTTAATCAAAATTTTTTTGCTACTTGTAGCACTAACTAATAATCCCATAATTTATTTATTTATATACTTGTTACTACTTCCCAACCTGTCGCACCACCTATTACTAATTTACTTAAACTACTATCGTAAATTAAAGCACCTTTTACGTATGTTGGTCGTGATGCTGTTGCGTATTGTTTAATATTTACTCTACCTCTTAAAACTGTATCTACTATTGAAGTATTCCCAAGTGTTGCTGTATTACTTCCAGCTCCTATTGCTTGGTCTCCAATTACTATTTGGTTTGTTTGTGAATTTCCAAGTGGTTTCGCAATATTTCCGATTAATATAGAATTATCTAAAGCAGTAAGATTTGTTATTCCATCAGCTATATATCTTCCCGCAGATAGTCCTATGACAACATTATTTACACCTGTGGTATTGTTTATTATTGTGAAATTACCAATTGATGTATTACCATTTGCTGTCGTTCCAAGTGCTGCGGATAAATAACCAATTGCTAAATTGTTAGAGTTTACTACGTCCCTAAGAGCTCCAACACCAATAGCTATATTACTAGATGCAGTTGTACTTTTACTACCAGCAAGATTTCCTATTAAAACATTCTCAGTCCCTGTAGTTATTAAAGTTCCAACTCCGTTTCCAATTAACGTGTTATTTCCACCTGTTGCACTTCTTCCTACATTTTCACCGAAAAATGTATTTGTAGAAACTCCACCCCCTCCATTATTATAAACATCACCTGCTCCATTGACTACTAAAAAATTTCTAGTATCAGCACTATTTCTAACCCTTAAAGCTATATCAGTACTTAATGCTCCAGGAGCTTTGATTTGAAGTTTACCGCCGTTGTCTGTTGATGTTCCTATAAGAACATTTCCTGTTGTAGCAATACGAGCAACTTCAACACTATTTACGTTCCAAATATGTCCACCATTTGAATATCCTCCATTGTAAGTAATATTAAAACCATCTAATGCTAAAAAATTTGCTGGATAACCTTCTCCAAAAAATTTACGTGCAGAAATTCTGCCAAACCCTAAAACCGTTAATCCATTATTATTTATAGCATTGTTAATTGTTACAATTCCATCACCACTTACACTAAACAAATTAGCAGTATCAGCACTATTCCTAACTCGTAAAGCTATATCAGTTGATAATGCTCCAGGTGCTTTTATATGTAATCTTGCAGTTGGTGCATTCGTTCCAATCCCTAACCTATTATTCGTATCATTCCAAAAAAAGTTTGCATTATCTTGTGCTATTGTTGTACCATCTGAAAATAAAACTGAACCCGAAGTTAATGAAGGTAATTGAAAAACTGCCTTAGGCTTCCATAATAAAGTTGCAGAATCATAAGTTAAAACTTCATTATTATTTGGAGCTACTGCACTCACATTATGTAATTCTTCTAACTCGTAACCATTATCAACTTTAACAAAAATCTTACCTTGCGTAATATGTGCATATTCTACAAATCCTACTATAACTGTGTGAATAGGTGCAATAGGTTTTATATTCGTAGCTTGTCCCGCAACTGTTCCACTTAAATATAATACATCACCATCTGCCCACGTTTCTCCTTGTATACTTCCCGTTGTATTTATCTGCTGAACTTGTCCGCTTGTAGTAATAAAACCCTCTTGATTGTTTGCAATAGTTTCAGTTACTAGACCTAAAGTTGTTGTACTATTTAAATCATTATTCGCTAAAGCCAAATCTACTTTTGGTCGTTGTCCTTGAGCTCCCGTTACTCTTACAATCTGGTATTTACTTTCTAATAAAGTTACATTTGTAGCAGTTTTATTTACTACTCTTGCAACTGTTTCTTGACCTATTTGTAAAGTAACATTATTACCTTTTAGCTTTAAATCTAAAGTACCAGCAGTATCATTCCAAACTAAACTACCTACTCCTGTCGGTGCATTTGTTGGTGTAGTATCAAATTCTAAGTTACCTAATTGAATACCGAACTCGCCTAAGTTTACATCTTGCGTTGCACCCGTATAAGGTACAAAACCCTCAACTACAGGAATATCTTCCAATGTTATAAATGGATTTACTCCATCCTCTCCATCGTTAATTAAATCTGAAGTTTTTGTAACTGCGGCTGGAATAATTGGTTTATTTTTAATATAGTCCGGAGCTTGGTCGTCTGTTTCATTCCAATCGCTCTGCACTTGCTCCCCAATTATACGATTAACGTTTATAATGTACTCGTTTGGTTTCGCTATAATTGTAACCTCATCAACTGCAACTTGTACGTTAATATCAATCGTTTCAACTGTAACCGCACTATTAACAACGATTTCGTTAATTGTGTCTTGTACTATTATATTTACGTTATCGCTCATCTTATCGTGTTATATCGTCTGTAATTGTAAATAAACCACCTACCCAAGTATTAACCTCTTCATCTGCTGTAGTGATTTGAATATCGTATTTATAAATACAAGCTTGAATATCGATTATTTGCTCATCAATACAAAACTCTCCGTTTACAGCATCAAATACTGTAATTGCGGGAGTGAAAGCAACTATTCCTCCAGCCTCTTTTCTTAATTGTATTTTAACCAATCCACCAGTTAAATCTAATGGTAATGAATTAATGTTTATTTGGAAGTTTGTCTGTTTGAATGTGTCCCCTCTTTTTGTCGTAAAGTTTAATGTCGATGCCATTTACAAATTTTTTTAATTTTAAAATATTTTCCTCTGTTCGTTTGTCTGTTTTTCTCATATTTTTAGTATGGTTTATCGAGCCACCACTTACCACAAATTAAATTTGAACGCATTGGGTTAACGATATTTGTAGAGCTACTTACATACTCCGGTAAATGATTTTGATA